TGTCGCAAGTTGGCTCATAATTTGAGATACCATATTATCCATGAGTGAGTTCATGGCGTCGGAGAAGTTCTTTGTGCCTTCGAGCACATCTTGAAATGCGCGTTCAAAGTTGTTTCGTAATGATGAGCCTATGGATTCAGCGGCTTCCTCTACTGAAGGTATTCCGTCAAGCAACCCGCCAGCCCATGCGTCTATAATGTTTCGACCGCCCTTGTCGATGTTCTTCAGCGGCCCTTCGCGTGGGGGGGATTCGCCCATAAGTACACCTTCGAGAGCACCTGCGACCTGCCTTCCAGCCCAGCCCATATCTCTGACCTTATCGAGAATACCCTCGATTAGTGAGTCCATGATATTTCTTGCGCCGTCCATCATCATTGATGGTAGTTCTTTTGTGATGTAATCAAAGGCAGCACTGAAAGCTCCTCGTACTGATTCGCCTATATCTGATGCCCTGTCTGTAATAGTTTTTATTATTTCTCCAAAAAGCTCTTCGACTAACTTAATATTATTATTAATAATGTTACGAACGGTTTTCCACATGCTCTCAAATACTTTCTCAATACCCTCAGACATCTGCTCCCAGTCGCCTGTTGCAGCACCTACAAAAACCTCTATTACACCTTCGATAGTTTTTAGTGCACCTTCAATTAATTCTACAATATTTTCAAAAGATGTGCTTATAACAGCTATAATATCCTCACCAAACAGATCCCAAAACTCTTCAAGTTTTTCTATGCGATCTTCAACGAGTTCAACTACAAGCCCTAATATATTACTTATAGTGCCAAATATCTCATTGAAAGAGCTGTCTGTGTCGCCCTCCATGTCGCCGAATATACCGCTCACGAACTCTGTTATTGTGCTAAATATCTCCTGTACGTGTGGCCCCCAAGTTTCCATGAAGTCAAGTGCTGATTCGAGAACGCCAATGAGCACTTCACCTATCGACTCCATGAATGGTTCGAGGTATTGTCTGCGGATTAACTGCCAGCGTTCTCCGAGCTGTTTGTCGTACTGTTCTGACGCCTTTTCGACTGTTCCCTCAGAATCCTCAATTACAGCCATCATATCTTCGATTCCTGCTTCGCCATCTTCGAGTGCGCGTACCATATCAACACCGGCACGACGTCCGAGAAGGTCAAGTGCCGCTGTCATTTCCTCTGAGGATAATTCTCCTTCGCTCATGCGACCCATTAATTGCTCAAGACCGTCGTCAGCGACTTCAAAGCCTTCTTCTGTTTCTTGTACCTCAACGCCTAGTTTACGCAGCGATTCTGCCTGAGAGTCTGTCGGATCTTCAAGGCGCTGCATAGCATTCCTCAAACCGCGGGTCGCCGTAGTTGCATCTACCCCTCTTGACTCAAAATGCCCTAACATAGCTACTGTTTCCTCGAAGTTCATACCTATAGCTTCGGCAACAGGTGCAAGCTCTGCTGATGCTGACTCCAAAGCACTTACTTCTGCTCCTGTTTTTTGAGAAATAGACATGAAGGTATCCATTATATCGGTTTGGTCCTCAAGGTCTTTGCCCCAAGCCTGCTGTACTCCGTGCAGTCGCTCAATAGCCTGCGGCGTGTCCTCACCCGTTACCTTGGCATAGTCGAGAAAATCTTGAGTAACATCCTGCATATCATCGCCAAGATCGCCATGTCTTTGTCTGACCTCTGTGGCGGCATCAGCTAACTCCTCGTATGAATCTGTATTGACTTTGTGTAAGTCCTGTATCGTATCTGAAAATCGTTCGGCTTCTTCAGCAGATGCACCGGTTTCAACTTTAAACCTTTTTGTTGCATCTCTTATAGCAGCTATGTTTTCCGTACCGGTCTTTGCCATTCCGACGAAAGCAGCTCCTACTCCCGCTGCTGCCCCTGCTAATCCGACTTTAAGAAGGCTGGTAAGATTCCCTGTACTTTTTTCAGCCCTGCCCATACTGCTATGAAAATCGTCGTCGCGTAATTCTAATGTAGAATATAATTCTCCAACTTGAACAGAGATAATATCACCTGCCTTCTATTTTTTGCCTACAACTGCACTCTGCATTAATTTTGCAATCATGTTCGGATCTTTGATTTTCTTATTTTCGCGCTCTGCATCTTCTTCGTCCATTCTTATTTTTAGTGCCAACACGGATTCTCCGCTGAGTCCAGAAATAAGGGCACAAAAACGCCGCCATGTCATGTCGTCAATGGCGGTTACGAGATTGATATTGTATTCGCGTGAGAAGTCGGCTTCTACGAGCTTCCAGTTTTCGATGATGTCGATTTCGGCACGTTTCCCGAATCATCTTCCTTTTGGGGAGGTGTGTAGAACTCCCATATTTTGCGCATTACATCTTCGAGCTGTTTGATTGTCAAGCCGTCTTCAAACATCTGTCGCATCTCTTTTGGACCGATAATTTCTTCTGCCATTTCGATTAATTCTTCTTCCGGTATTGCTGCCTTCTTCCCAACTTCTTTTTTCAGCTTCATTAGCTTCAGTATCACGCTTGCCCTCGGTGAAGGCGGCAATGAATACACTGTACCGAGCACCTTAATCTTCTTATCCTGCTCCTCTTTTTCCGCCCAAAACTCATCAAAATCATAGGTCACGTTGTTATCTGACATACCGACACTCCTCTATTCTCCGAACTGCTGAAGCTCTGCTGACCAATCCAACTTTTCTTTAAAGTCCGTGCTCCGTGCTTCACCTGCTACACGAAACAGACCTTCACGCTCATACCTCGGCAATTCAACCTTGAACTCTCTCACATCGTCGTCGCTTTCAGCAAGCCGGATTATTGTCCTCTGACCTTCCTGAACACTACCGTTTACCTGTACCAGAAATCCACCAATATTAATATTAGGAGATATCTGTGTCGTTCTTTCACGCAACCACTTACCGCCCATTCCTCGTATATCTTCGCTGTCTTTGCTTGTGCTGACTTCCACTTCACTGATACCGGAAATCGGTATCCATTCGGGTTCTTCTACGTCAATTCCAAGTAATGATTCAAAAAGCTGGGGTATGGTTTTGGGCTCGTCTTCGAGATCAATCTCATGTTCGAGATTGAGTTCCTTCTCAGGGTCAAATGTGTATAATAATTGAAGGTCGGTCAAGTTGGTATCTTCGTCAACCCCAGCTTTTATATTTACTTTTTTTGCATCTACAGGAACAAACATTTCATCACGCCCTTATTATTAAGTGCTACCTATTTCCGGATCCCCGTGGCTCTGTAATGTAGCAGACCAGTCAACTTTTTCGGCGAAGCTAGTAGATTCGGAACCGTCGGACACCCGGAAGTCGGCTTCTATTTCTCCGTCGACTTCGTCTGCTCCTGGTACAGATATTTGAAACTCTGCGACGTCGTCACCCGAATATAGATACGGGAACAATTCTGCCTGACCTTCATCCATGGTTCCTGTATCTTCATCTTCTTTAAAGTATCCGCCAATAGAAATATTAAGCCCGACTTGTGTAGTCATCATTTTCTGCCACAGATCGCCGAGTGTACGAATGTCATCGTCGTCCTTATCGACAGACAGCTCCATCTCCTGAATGCCGTCAATCTCAATGAACTGATCTGTTCCATTCTTGATTTTCAAATCTACCGCCTGTGCATCAATCGGTATATTAGCCATTCAATCTTCACTCCCTTAAATCTGAATTTTCGTTCTTATATTCGACCGTAAAATTACACGTATATCGTTCGCGGTTGTTGTCATCACGTCCAATAGCATTAGGCCCGCTTTGAACTCCGCTTACCTCAACAATCCATCGCCCATCCTCGACGAATCTACCGTGACGGAAGTTGTGCATAACATCGTATATATCCTGAGCTAAAGTGTATCCCGTGCGCCTATCCTTATCACTTCGAGTAGTGACCTGGAATGTTGGTATATCTAACGCGAACTTCATATCACCGGCGAATCCGCCTGTGGGTCGTATAGCCGCGCACTTTTGCGGTGTCGAGGGTAAGGAGCCCATAACGAGATTGTCGCTGATTTCAAGGTCGGCGATTTCTTCTTCGAGATATTCCATTATTTCTTCGATCAAAGTCATAGCATCACCTCAGCCCTTCACGTAGTGCGTCCGCTAGATAATCTTTGATTGCTTTCTGTCGTTCCTGTAGTGTGAGTTCGAGCCACTTGACACGGGCGTTCGGGTCGCTGAACCTGAACTCTCCTGGAGATGCTTCGTGTAATCTCTCAACGTAGGGCACATCGTAGAATACTACGGACATTAATCTATCAGGGTCGAAGTCTGTTCCCATGCTGCGCCGTAGAGTACCTTCGTCAATCGGTGCTGTACGATTAGCTTGCTCCCCGATGTGTTCTGCTGCATCTCTCAAGCCCTGCTCTGCCGCTTTCTGTTGTTTTTTAATAACTTCTTTCCCGCGCCAGTCTAGCTTGAAGGTCATTTGAAAGCCACCTCCACATGCGAGCGCTGTCCGCTGAACGGATTATCCTGAGGAGCCGTCGTTATAATATCGTGTTCTGCGTCGCCAAAGTCTGGTAGCGTGACTTTACTTTCCGGCGGAGGGTTGTATGCAGGAGGCAAAAACATCGTACCTTCTGCCGTGACTTCGTTTCCTTCTCGGTCGCGCACAAGCTGGCGTTTATACTCGACGCGGCACTTGACCGTGTATTCGTCGCCGTACTCATCACCAAAGCCACTGTCGCCTTCGTAATCCTCTATTTTGGCTGTATGCTTAAGCAGAAAGGATGGCAGTTTCATATCATCGCCACCCCTCTATTAAGCAAGCCCACTTTTTGCAATTCTCGGCGCGCTCTTTCCGCAAGCACCGGAGGTGTAACCCTGTTTGCCCCGGCCCCGAACTGTACTTGGAAACTGCCGATTGTCAGGCCCTGCACTGGCCCGGTTATATCATCTTCCCCCACCTCAGACCAGCGCTCTACCTGCGCGCATACGGCCTTCTTGGTCGCTTCTGCGTGCTCTTCTTCGTCGGTATCTATACGCCGTAGAGTGTAGTAGTCTATGAGTTCGGAAGCGCGTTCGAGCAGACGTTCTGCGTCGTCTGGCGCGTCTTGTCCAGTATATTCTTCTAGCTCAGAAACGTTTGCATAAGCCATTAGTCATCTCCCTCTACCTCGATATAATTGACAGCTATAAACACCTTCTTAATATAGAAGGAGAGGCCGAAGCCTCCCCTCGTTATCGCTTACTTAATCAGCAATAGACACTCCGAACAGCGGCATTTGCACAACCGCGAAATGCAGGTCTTCTTCATCGTCGGAAGTAGCTGCGTCACCCTTGACCTCTAGGTTCACACGGCCATTTTCGTCTTTGTATTTCGCCGACTCAAGCACGACCATCTTAATGTCTTCGGTTGCTTGGTCGAGGTCAAACTCAAGAGGAACGTATTCTTCGTTGCCTTTCTGCCAGTAATCGCCGGGCTGTATCTCAATAGTCGCATCACTGTCGCTTGTACCGTCATTCCATGCGATAAGCACAGCGTTGTCCTGTATCAACTCGAAGTAATATTCAGACTCTCCATCCGTACCGGTCGTCCACTCAAAATCCTGTGGATCATTGAGTTTCGCTTGACTAACGGTTATCTCTTCGGCCATAATTATTCACCTCTCTATTTCTTAATTAATATTATTCGCTATCAAAGCGTGCTCTAAGAGTTATCATGCTTTGCGGATCTACAACTTTTCCGCCGTACACATATAAGCCTTTGACCGCATCTGCGAAGCCGTCTTCTGGTCTATATGCTTCGGTAGAAAGAATCTGTTCCGCGAAGCTAATAGCGCGCCGCGTTCCGGCAGGCATTAGAGTATCGTCATTGCCGCCGTAGTCCTCGATAAGATTGTTCGACATATAGAAATTAATTCCCAGAGCTTGACCTGCATAACCTTCTGCTTCCACGTCGTCTGCGGCGAAACTGCCCTGCTGCTCGAATACTTTCGCAAGTACCATCTTACCCATGTACCACGGCGATACTACCATCCAGCGGTCGCCGCGTGGTACGTTATTTTCGTCAAGCTTTTGGTTGATTTCAACAAGTCGAGGATATACGTCCTCAGCCTTCATAGCGGCAGCATCAATAATCTCATCAGCTTCTTTAGCGAACTCAGCGAGGAACTTATCGCTCTCATCGCTCAGTGCATAAGCCGCTTCTCTCATGGCTTCGTCCATAACCTTTGGGCGCTGCTGTGCTTGGTCGATGTCGTCAACATCGAAGTTGAAATATTTCGCCTGGTCGATAGTCAGCATGGTTTGTGCGTCGTCGAGTGTGTCGCGTGTAAGAGTTCCACCCTTTTCATAATCTCTGACATTAACCGGGCCAATAGCGTTAATCTTAACTGTATCTCCGTATGCGCTTATTTCTCCTTCGTAGTCGGTATTAGCGACTTCAGCTAATACGTGTGATTTGTGAAGATTCTGGAGTATTCTTGCGCTCCATATCCTCGGTATAAAATTCTCAAGTGCCATTATTATTTTTCACTCCTTAACTATTTTCGAGGAAGGTTTCTATCTCGTCCCACCTCTCGTTTATTTCTTTTTCCGACATATTGTCAATCATTTCTTTGGTCAGCGGTGAACCGTCATCACCTGAAAAACCTTCGTCACCGCCGCTCGAAGAACCATCACCCTCGAATAAGTACGGGTCGCTCTCTCGCAACTCTTTCAGCTGTGGCTCAAGCCCCTTGACCTCATCTTCATCGACTTTTACACTGTCGAGGTCTAGCAGTGCTTTCACTGCCTGCGGGTTGCGCGCATTATTCCGCAGTAGTGCTTTTTCCACACCTGATTCGAGCCGCTGTTGTTCGAGCTTCTGCTCTAACTCTTGCTGTGTTTTTTCGTTTTGTTCCTGAAGTTCTTCTATCTTCTGCTGGAGCTCCTCGCTTGCGTTGGTGTCTTTTTTGAGCTGATCTATCTGGCTATCCCTTTCCTCGAGCTGCGACTCAAGCGCTTCTATCTTCTCGTTCTTCTCATTAAGCCGCTCACGCGGGATATAGTCACCGTCGTTCACGATGAGCTGTGTGTCGTCATCAAGAGCTTCCTGTACCTGGTCGAACAATTCTTCTCCGAGCAATTCTTTCAAGTCTGCCATTCTTACCATCCTTTCGGTGTACGTTTTTTTACGTGGGTGTCGGCCACGCGACCGTCTTCTGATTGACGGCTCAGAATACCAAAAAGCCGCATAAAAATACCGCCCTTATCGGCGGTTAAAGTTGTCAAATATGAGATTATTGCATATAATATAATAGAGGTGATATGTCTATGGTTTCACAACCTCCAAAACTGCCATATATCCCACGAAAATATCTCAAGGGATATATGCTTACAGTTCTGCAATCTGTGACGGTAGAGATTCACCGTCAGAGTGCTATGTTACAACATAAAAATATCACACCCTCTCGTGTGATGCTTGGCCCTGTCTGCTCACGCCGTTTTGCGTATGAGCAAAACAAGAAGAATCCGATTGTTAGTGATGCACCTAAAGAATATAACGGTCTTCAAATAGAGTATAACTGCGACCATATCGGAGTTATTGTTATATAGCAGCTTCTATCTGCTCGCGTTCGCTTTGCCTTCTTCTATCAGTATCATCTATGAAATCTCTCATCCTATCCTGCCAGCTAGCACGATACTTGCGAGCGTAATCTTTTTCTTCATCACTCATGGCGGCAGCTTCCCTGCGCTTCCACTTGCGGATGTTTCTTTCTATATACCGCTGCTCCTGGCGTTCCTCGTAACCTTCAGGGTCGGGATCAGGGTCTGGTGTTTCGCTCAAGCCGTGGATATAAGCGCCTAAAGTGTGACGGCAATTAGGGTGAAACATTCCGTCTGCTATAGCTTCGTCAAGTGACGGATAGTTCGGGTCATCCCCGCTAAGTGAAACGACTTTCCCCTCCCACGGTCTGCATAATTCGCACTCCTCGCCGTGTTCGGAGAATACTGCTCTATCCTGGTTATTCTCCTCAAGCCTTGTAGTCGTGCCCTCGATTGCTGTCTGTGCTGAACTCGTACGCATAGCCATTTCGGTATAAGATTGCAGCGACCAGCTCTTACCGGCAGAATCGACGAATCCTGTTATGCCGCGGTTCGCAAACTGGTTAAGTGCTTGTTGAGCTCCTTCTCGTCGGGTCATTACCCCTAGTGCGACCTGCTCTGTGGCGTGTGATATTACCCTCCTGTAAGCGTCATTAGTTGCACGCAATATTCGCAGGTGAGAGTTCTCTAGCTTCCCGATTGTCGCTTGTACCAAAGTTTCAATCTTTCTGCGGTCTGTACCAGTGAGCCCTGTTTTCACCATGATTTCATCTTCAGGCAGAACCTTTCGCAAGTCTGCGACCGCGCTTGCCTGACCTTGTGCATATACTTCCGCTAATCTCTGCTCAACCTCCGGCGGTATTTCGCGTTCAAGCATTCCTATGACTTCGGTATCTATTTCGTTGCGTAACTCTCTAATCTGTGCTAACTTCTTTGCTGCCCAGTCAGCTTCATCCATACCTTCATCGAGATATTCTGCCATTTTCTCGATACAGGTTGTTTCAGCAGATGCGTATATTCGCGCAAGGGGTATGACAATTCGTTCTGCCATAGAAGGTGATATTGCCATACTATCACGCCCTCATGTCAGGTTCTTCAACGAGAATCCCCTGCTCTCTTTGTATGCGCTCAACCTCTGCCTTTATTTCTTCCTCGCTCCAGTCTTCGTGTAACCACCTTACCTTAGTTTCGATGCTCATTGCTGTGGCCTGTTCTATATTCCGCAGGCTCTCTGCTTTCTGTGATGGGTCATCTGGTATCGAGTCTGCGAACCCTATTCGCGGTCTGTAGTCTGTGCTGGCGTCTGTATTACCGAGTATTTCGACGTCTACCTTGAGTACCAGGTGCATCAAATCTTCAAGAGGCGGCTGCATATAGCGCTGTTTCTTTTCCTTCGTTTTGAGCGACTTACGTTCACGCACCCGTAAAGCTGTACCGCTTTCTGCTCTGCCTTCAATTCCAAGCCCGAATGATTGCGGTGAGTATCCAGCTGATGAAATTATGCGGTCAATTAGGTTGAGTGCGGTCTGCTCGTGTTGCTGTGAGCGGACTTCAAACTGTGACATTTCTATCTCTTGACCTTCTCCGGGAGGCCCCTGATTGAGACCAGTAAAAGCCGCCTTGTCTGCGTCGAAGAAAAATTGGCCTTCGTTCTTGTCAAACTCAAGCCAACTCTCCGGCACGATAATTCGCGCCTTTGCCAATCGCAGGTCACGGAGCCAACTGGTGAATGTCTCGTCTAAACTATCCATCAGTCCCTCTATGCCGCTGTAATCACTCTGTCCAAGCGGACTGCCACGCCATAACCTGTTCGGTTTCTTATTCGGAATATAGCGTACAAGCAGATCATCAATACCTGTGTCAATATCCCGCTCCATATCCTGCGTATACGGATCGGCTTCGAGTGATAGTTCGCGGCCGATAGTGTTTTTTGTGCCAACATACAATCTATTCTGAATCAGCCCAGGTTCGTGGTGCTCGATGTGTCTAAAATATTTCATCTCTCCCCAGCGCTGCTCTTCTCGTATAGTCTTATAGAATGTAACCTCCTGTAACTTTCCCCACCTAAACACCGGTATTGCGGCGTCTGCCTGTGCGACTGATAATAGCGGATAATCATATCGCTCACGGTTCCAGTTGACTTTTGCGAATACTCCACCTAACGCAGCGGCGGTTTCTGCAATCTCAAGCAGGGAGGAATATGTGTCGTTCTTGTTGTTAATCTCTATTAGCCTATCCTCAGTATCTTTTGCTTCCTGTTCAGCGTTTTCCTCATGTGCTTCTGATATTTGCACCTCTAATGGCTCGCTGAATATAAGGTCAGCGCTCACACCCGCTATATCACCGGCAATCGGTACGTGGAGCATGGTCTGTCTTTCTTCTTTGACCTGCTTCGCCCAGAATCTACCCTTCGGGGTCGGGGTATAGGCTAATCCCGCGTGAACGTTTCCTATGCGGTTTGCGTCGCCCGAGTACCAGGCTGACCATTCGGCGTATCGCCCAAAAACTTCCCGCCACTCCTGCGGCGGCCATTTCTGCTTTTCTCGTGGTAATGGAATATTTCTCACCTGCCTTCTTATGCTGCTGTTTTCATAATCTTTTCGTATATATTGCTGGTCTTAACAGCGTATCTCAAGCCGTCCATAGCGTGGTCATTCTTTTCTATCGGCTTATCCTCTCCACGTTCCTGAGCTTTCTCATCCCAAGAGTATAAGCTAAATTCTTTGATAGTTTCCGTGCATTTTTTAAAAACAAATAGCTTCTCCGCCGCCAACAAAGAAGCGACATTTCGTATGCCGTCGAGCACGTCGTTATTAGCCTTGTAAACCTTCTTCAGCGCCGGACATTTTTTTCTGTCACGATATAGCTGTGTGCGAAACGACTTCGCTGACGGGTCAACGAATATCCACTCTGGCTGCTTATCACCGAGCCACTTCTGCAACTCCTTGCTGTACTCCGCGTCGGTCTTACTGCGTGCAAGGTCGGTGCCTGCGTGTTTGTACTCGTCGCATATATACAGATTGCCGTCAGCGCCTAATCCAAGAAGTATGAATGCTGTTGCGTTACTCGTGCCGTAGTCAACTCCTACCCAGTAGCGCGTTATGCTTGGTAGCTCTTTGACTACGTGAATATCTTCGTCGAACATATCGTATATAAGCCCTTCGGCAAGGCACCACTCACCGAGTATATAACGTCGATACCATACGCCAACATATTCTTTCTTTAGGTTCTCAATGTATGATTGTGATAGTGATAGATTATCCTCAAGTAAAAAATGAAATGAGCTCAAATCAAGCTCATCTTCACGGTCTATATAATTCTCTTTCAGCCAATGAAACGGCCCTTCGGGATTAGTTGTGCCGAAAAATTTAGCACCGGCAACCGAAAGCCGTGATAATAACATAGTGAAAAAACTCTCAGGCCATATCGAAACCTCGTCACCGTATGCCCCTGCCAGTGTAAGCCCTCTAATCTTACTTTCGCTGCGCTCGTCATTCGCGCTTGCAATCTCACACTTATGGCCGCAGATAGTGACTTCGCCCATACCGCGGTTATAGTTGAAGTTCTTCTCCCCCACGATATCTGCAACTACATCTAGCAGATTGCGCTTAACTGTACGCTCTGTCTTTCCGATTATCAGCTTCTTACCGGGCGGCCCTGTCTTGAGGTATTCTAGCCAGCGCACAATAGAAGAAACTGTCTTCCCGGAGCGCACAGCACCCTCCCATATATTAGTTCTGCTTGTGCTAAGTGCTATAGCTTTTTCCTGTTTCGCAGAGAGCGGCGACCATTCAAAACTCATTCGACCTCACTCTCCGTATGCTTCTTCCTTATTGCCGCTGTAAATTCTAACAGCTGATCGAGTGAGCCGTCGTCTTCACCGATTGCCTGCATATCTTTGACGAGCTTACGAATCTCACCGCAAAGCTCTGCTATAACTCTGCTCTTTGTGGCTTCGTCAACCTCGAGTGTGACTACTTCTGCTCCTGCTTGTGTGCCGATTACTGCCTGTCGTTCAACTGGGTTCAGCATCCGTGCTAACTTGAAGCGAAGTATGCGCAGCTCGTTACGCAGGTCGTAGTCGTCGCTTACGCCGTCGAATAACTCTTTCTCGTTGTCGTCTAGTTGGTCGCGTAAAACCTTTTCATATGCGCCGTGCTTTCGTGCGTTTTTGTTTCCGGTAGCGTCCTTCGGGCCTGTCGATGCTCCTCCGTGAAACTTACATCTTCCTACACCGAGATGATCTGTTCCCCAACCTGCTTTTAGCTGACACGGCTCTCCGTTTCTATTCGTTGCACCGCACAAATCATGGGCTTTGTTTCCATTATTTTCTGTCAAATCACCTCACCTCAGTTTCACTTTCCTTCTTAACCATGTACTCATACCA